GGCTGAAGAAGCTCAAGCTCGTGAAGATGAGTCATGGGATAGAAAATTTAAAAAACAACAAGACGCTATTGATAATAGAACTCGTGGTGATAAAAGACGTGCTGCAGAAGAAGCTGCTGAAGAGTTAGCTGAAAAGTTATCAATACATTATAAACCTGATCAAGTAGTAGACATATTAAGTAATGGTACACAAAAAGCTCAATACGCATTATCGCAAGCAGAAGCATTTGCAAATGATGGTCTTTCAGCTTCTGTAGGATATGGTCTTCCTATGGATAAAATAAAAAAAGGTGTACAAAGTAAATATGCTTTTTCTATAGATGATATAAGAGGATCACAAACTAGTCCTGCTGTAGCTAAAAAAGAAATGGAACAAATTAATCTTGAATTAACTGCTGCAAAAGAGGCTGTACCTTTTGCTGAAAGATTTACTAAACCTGATCCTAAAGTACAAACAGATGCTAAAACATATCAAGCTAGATTAATTGAAATAGATACTCAGTTAGTTAATGATCCAGATAATGCTTCTTTATTAGAACTAAAGAAAGATACATTAAAGTTATATGAAGAATTTAAAGTAGCAGGTGCAGATAAAAAAGAAACGGATTGGTCTTTAGCAGATGGTAAGGCACTAGATGTACTTTTTGATAATGCTGGTCAACGTGTACTTGCTAACTATGTAGGTTTGTATGAAGAAGATGTAACAACAAAATATAAAAAAATTAGAACAGGTAATGAACATGATGTTCTTTTTTATAGAAGTCGTGTTAATGAGGCTATTAGAAAAGAATATATAGAACCAAATGTATATGGGGTACACGCAAGAAATAAATTAAATGTTATCTCTGCTGAGTTTGCTGAAGATAAAAATGCTTATATTCAAAAAATAGTAGAAAAAGAAAATATGTTTTTTGGGAGCGATGGGCAAATAAAAGAAGGAGATTTACCAAGTATGGCATCTAGTTTTCCTGATGGTGCTGTTATAAGATACACATACCAAGACGCAAAAGGAAATCCTAAAGTAGGTATGGCTATTAAAACAACTTTCGGGTTTATATATTAATGGATAGTGTGTACAGAGTAGAAGACTATTTAGATAAAGAAGAAGATACTTCTGTAGAAACGCAGACTGTGCCTACTACTAATGTTTATAGGGTAGAAGATTATTTAGATTCTACTAAAAAAGAAACTATGTCTACTACTCCTGTAGCAACTAGTACTCCGTACAGAGTAGAAGACTACGTAGAGTCAAATGAATATAGAGAAGCATATGATCCTATTGATCTTGAAACAACAGATGATGAACTAACTTTAGAAACAGAGCCAACAGAAACAGAACAAGCTCTATCTCCACCCCAGCCCAAAACTACTAATCAAAGTTATTTAGATAAGGTAGATGTTCAGTTAAAAAATTATCTTGATAGTGATGACTATGATTCATTTGTAGAACAACGTACAAAATTAGTTACAGAACAGGCCATAAAAATTGATGAAATAGGATCAGGTCAAACCGAAGAAGGTAAACCTATTCCATTTATGGCTGGATTAGGTGCTCCTAGAGAGTTGACGGAAGAACAAATTACTACAGGAGAAGATGTAAAATTAGATCAGGTACTAGCTTATGAGAGTAAATCTGAAAATATTGCTGCTAATGTAAAGAATATGGTCAATGATCCTAATCCAGTTAGAGCTTCTATGACAAGAGGTTTACTAGATAAAGGTTATGACTTTCACGAAGTTAATTACATTGTAGGTGGTGCAGATTGGACACCTTTTTTAGGTACGGTTCTTGGTGTAATTGATGCACCTGAAAATCTTAGAGTTGCTAAAGAGCTATACGATCAAGGAAATGCTGGTGGGGCAGCAGCAATATTAGGTTTAACTGTAGCAGAATTTACGGCTGGTTTAATTGGTGGCGCAGCGGTTATTAAAAAGGTTACTAAAAATGTAAAAGGAAATATTGCTTTAGTAAAAACTATAAAAGATGCAGAAGCAATAGACGTAGCCGAAAAGAAAACACTATCTAGTAAAGTAGCTAAAGCAAATGCAGAGACTAAACAATCTTTAATTAAAGAATTTGAAATTAGTATAGGTGCAAGAAATGCTTCTGGTGAGGTTGTTGACAGTGCAAAATTAATATCTCAAGAAGACAGTAAAGGTAAACTAAGTTTAGACAATAACAAAGCACGTACTGTAGGTTTAAGTATAGCTGAAGAAGTTAATGAGTTACAAAACAAAAGAGCCGTAGCATTTTTAAATAATTCAGATCAAGCTGCTGAAGAGTTTGCGGATACCTTTGGTGGTTCTTCTGTTGGTTCTGATTTAGCGGAACGTGATTTAGCTTCTGTAGAAGAACTAGTAAGTCCTTTGCTTGATCCAGATAAGTTTGATTCTATTGTAGCTATATCTGCTGACTTAAAAAGTAAATACGGAGCTAAGTATTTTCCTAAAAATAAAAGTATTATAGATAGTTTATTTGAACTTACTGTTAGTAATAGGTTAGATGGTGATGGGCCTGACGCACAAGAACTAGCTGACATATTAAGTAAGTATGGATTAACATTTGATGACTATGTACTTATGGTTACAGGTAGTGGATCAGAAGCTGGTAAAATACTTAACAAGCTATCTCAAATACGTAGGGCAGGTTCTTTAGGACAAGCTGCTAGACAGAAACAAAGGGCTATTGATTTAGCACAAGGTAGTGCTATTAAAACATGGCGCAGGGTAGAGAACATACGTAGAGGTGGTATGGTTTCTATGATTAAGACTGCAACACGTAACTTTGCTACAGCTACTATGAGAGCACCTGCTGAAGCATTGGAAAATGTTTTTAGTACAGTAATACTTAATATGCAAGATGAGTTTATAAACCATCAAGGTAAAAGTAAAATGAAAGCCTTAGTTTCTGCTACAGCTAAAGGCACTACAAGCCTTGCATCACCTGAAGTATGGAAAGGTAGCACAAGATCACTACAACGTATCTTTGCTAACCCTAAATTAGCTAAAGACATTACGGATTTTATACTAGATAGACCAGAGTTTTCTAAACAGTTTAGTGAAATGTTTGATATGGTCAACGAGTATCAGACTACACTAGGTAGAGGTGAAGCTAAAACTGTAGCAGGTAAAGGTGTTGACTTTGTACTTAGTGCAGGTGAAGACATTGTTAGTGTTTTAAATACACCAAACAGAATACAAGAGTTTATCATTCGTCGTGGTACTTTTATGGGAGAACTAGAAAGACTTGTAAAGAAAGAGTATGGTAGTGAATTACTCGACTTACTACAAGATGGTAAAATACAAGATTTAATACAGAACAGTAGTAATGTAAGACCTAAAGGTTCTCGTGCATTTGAAGAACTTATAGAAGACAGTACACGTAGAGCATTAGATGTTACCTTTGCTAGTCAACCTGAAATTAAATTCTTTGCAGATGCGTCTAACTGGTTAACCAGAAATGGTTTAACCGTAGTAACTACACCATTTCCACGATTTATGTTTAAGTCTATAGAACTTATGGGTCAGTACTCTGCTGGTGCATTTAACCCTATATTAAAACGTGCTATGGGTCTGAAAGGTGGTAAGTTAGATAACAAAGATGTGCAGAATATATCTCGTAATATGGTAGGCGTTAGTGCTATTGCTGCAGCACTTATGTACAGAAATTCTGAAGGAGCACCTTCTGACTACAAACTAATGGGTGGTGACGATGGTACAGTTATAGATACTACAGCTTTCTTCCCTCTTAGACAGGCTCTATGGTTCGCTGAAGCTATTAAACGACTAGCACCTACCAAAAACTTAATGGATAACCCATATGCTCTTCCTGTTGTTCCTCTGGCTGCTGCTACTAGAACACTAGCAGGTGAAACAGGAGAAGGTGAAGGAACTTTTGGGGAGTGGTTTGATTTAAGAGAAGCTAATGATGTATTTTTAGGTGGTGCTGGTAGAGGTACAGGATTTATAAGTGTGTTTGCTAATGAGATGGCTGACATATTATCTACACCAGAAGTAGAAAACGTTACAGGAAACGAAAGAAAAAATAGACTTGTTGCTAGGGCAGTATCTGACTACGTTAGAACATGGGGTATACCTTTAACTCAAGTAGTAGAAGCTCAAAGAGCTTTTGGATATAGACCAACAACGGCTCGTGATGCAGCTACAGATAATGTAACATTAGGTGCTACATTTGGTGAACAACTTAGCATGGAAATGAAACGTATGGGCAAGCAAAGTGGGCTTGGTAGAGTAGAAGGTGATGCAAGACCCTTTAGTAACATACTTAACCCATCTAAAGAGTACGAAAATCCTGTAAGAGTTTCTATCTTTGCTGATGAAGGTGTTAGAGAGAGAAAAGGTTTAGGAACAAGTTTAGTTGCTGGTATTACTAAGTTTACTCGTGATTCAGAAGATGCAGAGTATTTAGAAAACCTTGGATTTAATGAGTTTGAACTAAGTAGTAAAGAAAGAACTAACTCTATTAGAGTAGAGGAAAACAAATACCTATTAACAATGTTACCTACTACAGTAGAAGTACTAAAAGAATACGAAAACATGTGGACAGATGAATACAATAGTTCATCTACTAAACAATCTTATAGAGATAGTGTACCATTAGAAAGCCATATAGCTACGCAAGCTAAACCATATGTAAAGAAACTACAACGTATAGCTAAAGACTTAGTTAAAGAAGTTAAGTTAGCAGAAACAAAACCTATATTTATAGCACATAGGTCACTACGTAGGGCTAATCCTGATTTACGCAAAATTGCTATACGTAAATTTAGAATGACTAGAAATGAAGAAATAGATTTTAGAAACGTAGACCACATTAACGAGATACTTGGACTGATTGAGGCAGAGAAAAAGAGTCTGCCAAGAATGTAGAAATAAACAGGGGAGCAACTAAGCTCCCCATTTTTTATCTAGTGTCACCACTTCCACCAATTGTACCTGCATCTTTCCTAGCCATGAGTTTCTTTTCATTCTGTCCTGCAATCATACCCAAGGTAAGGTTAAGATCAGTAGCTAATGCAGCACAGTACCAGAGTACGTCACCTATCTCACTGGCTATGTCCTCTCTCCATGTATCAGGTCTGTTCTCTGGGCCATCACGTATTAGTTTCTTAACTTTGTTGGCTACCTCTCCTGCCTCACCAGCTAACCCTAACGCAGGATATAGTATCTTGTGTTGTTCAGGATAGATTGCAGTACGTGATGCACTCCTTTGATATGCGTTAAAGTCAGACATGCTGTACTTCTCCTTTAGGAACTGCTCTGCCTCTGCCTGTAGTTCGTTCATACTCCTTCACCCTTTTAAGTTGTTCAAAGTAGGCTTTGTTAAACCCACGTTCCCATTCACGATGTTGCATCGTATCCTTATCGAATGGGCTTGTTAGGCTACTACCATTTTTAAAAACGGAATAACCCATTTGGTATTGCACTCTTAGCGGTGCATCATGTTTACCTAAGCCACGAGAGGCTCTGCTTTTATTATTGTTCTTCATAAGTATTCTCCTTATGCTATTTTAAGTTTATGTTCTGCGTGTTCTTGTAAAAAAGATAAAGGTAGTATTGTCATTAGATCACCTCTGGTAGGGCGTGTGTGTAATCCAAATTCTCCTCTGTAATAATCCTTACACTTCTCATTTATTTTGTCAATAACTCTTTCTGGTTTAACTAAGAAAAAGTATTCATCAGTTTTAATTGCAATGTATCTGTCAATACCATTAGGTACACCCCAACCTTTTGCTGACTCATTATTAGGTGGACGCTTAACTGTTTTTAGTTCCCACCAAATAGTATTATCGACAGGACCATTACGATACTTACGTTTAGCTGCTTTGACATCTACTCTACCAAACTCTTTGTCTAGTACATCCCAATGTTCGTTAACGTTTTCATTCCAGTTAGCTTCACGTACAACGTGACTACCTCGTAGTGCAATAAACTCTTGCTCTGCTTCTGTTCCTTCTCTATAAGAATTTGTTTTTTGCATAAGAATACTCCGATTCTGTTTAGGTTTCTAGTGATTTCTTTATCTTGTCAATCAGAATGTCATTCGTAACATTAAGACTAGCAAGCTGATACTTCAGTTGTGTGACTAACTTATTACAATACGATAACTCACCAAGGAGTTTAATTTGTTCCTCAGTAAAGTTATCTGTATTGTGTTCTGTTTCACCTATGGTGACGGTAGCCATGTTTATATCTCCTTATACTAAGTCTACTATTTCGCATACGTCACCAGAGCAAGCCATAGTTTGCATTGCTACGGTGTTATCGTCTTTCTCGTACTCAGACAGCCCAGCCCAATCAATACGTTTAGGCATAGACTTTAGTAACATATTGTAAGCATCTTTGTCTATCTCTTGGTATGGTGCCTGTTGATAAGTATGTTCAGAGTGTGGTAAAAATGATACACCTGACATCTCATCAAAGTATTTGTATACAAAAGCACCTACTTCCATCCACTCTTCCTCACGAACAGAAATAGTAACGCTAGGTTTATGCTCACAAAAATGTCGTTGATATTTAAGCCACATCTCTAGTTGCTCAATGGCAGTCATATCATTACGCGTAACCGATTTTGGTGGTGACTTAACAGGAAAACTAAACACTGTAGTAGTGTCACCTTTCATAACGCATGGCTCACTAGGTATACCCTGATCAATCATAAACTTTGTTAACGGATCTTTATTATCACCACGGACAGTGCGGATATAATAGGGGCTATGGCGAGCATGTATGCCAGAGGCACTATCCACCAACTGTGAAACTGTTCCCGATGGTTTAATGCACGTAATTGCAGCAGCAACAGGTATACCAAGACGGTCAGCCCATTCAGCATTAGTAGATACAGCGATCCCACGAAGATGTTCAAGAGTACTTTCCAATTCTTTATTACGTAATGTCATCAAAGGGTTATCCATTATCCCTGTGAGTGACACACCAAGCAGTCGTTCTTCTTCTGTATTTGTAGACCACACCTTTCGCAGATATGGGAATTTTGTGTACGTTGATTGGATAGTTCCCAGAATTGTTGCCAAACGGATTTTTCGTTCAAGATCTTCCATAGTGTCTGTAGCACGTACAACAACTTCCGTAAGATTACAGAACTGATATGGACGAAGGATGATTTCGCTGCATGGATTAGTTCCAAACTCGTGATCTGGATCTCTACGCCCAAACTTTTTAGCTTGGTTTTTAGCTGCTTGACGATTGTATACACCACGTTCTCCTGATTTACTTTCAACTAATGCTTGCCACTCACGCATGTATGTTTCCATGTCGGGCTTCTCTGTATAACTAACACTGTTATTTGCTAATGCACGATGAGCAGCAGTCTCCCACCATTGACCTGACTTAGCATGGCGCATACGGTCATCAGATAAATTAGATAAACTAATCATGGCTGAACGCCTTACCCCACCTACGACTACGATCTGACCAATGAAACACATAAGATCGTGACACTCAATGCTAGATAGCTTACGTCCTTGTGCATTCTTGAATGTAGTGATAGCAAAATTAAATAGTTCTACTAATGGTGCAGGGCCACTAGCTCTACCACCAAATATTTTTAGTCTTGCCCCAGCAGGACGTACCTTAGAGACATCCCACTTAGGGATCTCACCAGCCCATAGGAGTGCCAACACTTGACGGAACGCTTTAGCCCAACCTTCCTTACTATCCTTGACAACGACTGTTGTATCACTGTCGAACAACTTAGGAACTTCAGGAAGTTTAGATACGAACTGACGTTCAACACTGAAGCCGACACCAGTACCACACAAGAGAATGAACATAGCCTCATCGAAGGACTTAGGATCATCTACGGGTAAGTAACTACAGTTATAACCTGCAGTGTTGTCACGCTCTAACGCCTTACCTGCAGTCATCATAGCCCTCATACTAGGCGTAACCTCTTGACCTAAGATAGCGTCACGAATTTCGTTAGCAATCTTGTTATCGACTAAATTGATAACAACATTATCTATGTAACGTCCTACTGTCTCGCTCCAATTTTCTCTTCGTCCTTCATTTTCAAGCCATCGTGCATACCGTGAAGTATGAATGAAGGATTGATAGTCTGTTGGTAAATAATTATCCATGTGCATCACTCCGTTATTAATTTTATTGATTTAATTTCCATACCATCTACATCGTAGATGAATTCCTGTAGTGCATCCTTCACTTCTTCTTCGACAAAGCCATCCACAGGAATAGGATATTCGTCTTCGTCTATTTTTAATGTAAGAAATACTTTAACTATCACCGTTCTCTTCCTCAATCAACTGATTTAGATACCACTGTGCTTTCTGTAAATCTTCTATGCCATTCTTATATCTGTATCGCCATAGGTATTTCATAATGTTACCTTGTAAGTAATACTGAAACCCTTCTTCACCAGTTGCTGCACGAATAGCATCAATACATTCCACTCCTGCAAAGTTGTAATGCTCTGGTGAGTTTACCATATCTTTATTTGACATACATATCTCCTTTAATTAAACTTTACTTTAACTACATTGTCTTCAACACTTTCCACGGTAGCCTTTGGTTTGTTATCTTTTTCCTCTTCTAACACATCATTAGCATACTTGGCAAGGGTTTCTCGTATGTCATTACTATCTTCCATAGCTGGAATAGATGCACAAACCATGTGACACATCCGCATTAGATTAACGTAGTCATCATCTGTTGTAGTGTTCTCTCCTGTAGTAACAGTGCCTACCATTAACTCTCCTGTCCACCTACCCTTCTTGTCTAGGAATGGTGTAATACGTATGATAAAATCATTTGGATCAAAGTCTATAAATACTTTTTCTTCTGACATATTATTTCCTCTTTACTTTTTTGTATGGAAAATGTATTAGGTCAGGGTGCATGTCCTTACCTTTTTCATTTAACCAATCTTCAGGAATGATCCTGTCGTAAAACAAGATCTTATTTTTTTCACACCACTGACCGTAGGTTGTCTTAGCACCTTTACTCAGCTTACGTCTACTACTTTCAAACACAAACCTAATGTCTAGCTTTGGATGCTGTTTCTTAATAGCGGCATGTTTACGTCTATCATCTGATGTAAACCTACCCTTAGTTTCTATTATGATTCCATTAGGTAACACAAAGTCTGGGGTATAGGTGCGGTACATAAGATCTTCCCATTCAATCTTTATGGCTTCATACTTGACACGAACATTACGCTCCACCAAGTAGTCTTTTACTTTGATCTCTAGCCCACTCCTATACCCATGCTTTAGAGCAGCGGCAAACTGCTTGCCATACATTAGATGCGCCACAACCCATTCCAAGGACTAGGCAAACTACTTACAGTAGACACACCTAGTGAGCGTAGCTCTTGTCGCACCGCATCTTCCGCAGCCTTACGTGCTTCCATAGCTGAACGTAGTCCTGCATATCTAGCTTCGTGTAGCTGTTTCTTACGCTCTGCAATGTCCTTTTCCATAGCAGCAATCTGCTCCTGCATTTCTTTTATTTCTTCATCACCTAACATTTAATACTCCTTTATTTCTATGTATGGTACAATGGGTTTTACCTTAGCCTGAGACACCTTAGATGGTAGCTCTTGTAGGGTAGGATAACACTCAAACCTGTAATCACAGAACTTACAATTGCTATTCAATACTTTGTTGCCTGATGCCTTACCTCTGAATGTTTCGGGTATAGGATCAAAACAACGCTTGAACTCATTAGTATTTACTGTGTCAACAGTATCTTCTAATATAGTAATCTCTTTGTCTATGTCAAGACCTTCTGCTGGAACATATTTAATTCCACCATTGGCTTTGTTGACTACCCACCAGCCACCTGCTTTTTTACCTGCAGCCTTAGCGTAACCTGCCAGTTGACCTACATAACCAAACGGATCACTGTCTTTAAGTGTTTGAAAAGATTCAAACTTGTTTCTGTATGACCAGTCCGATGCAGATTTTACGTCATCGACTGCTCCATCCATCACAAGATCATATGATCCCTTTACTGTTGTGTCTCCCAACTGTAGCTCGACAAAGTTATCATCATCTTCATACTTAACTCCTGCTTCTTTTATAATACCCTTGAACGCTGCTTCTACTATGTCACCTAATAGCATGTTCATTACGAATGTTGTCGGCTTGGGCAATGCCTTCTCTGGTTTATTCTTTTCAAACCAAAGCTGACAAGTTGGCTTACCTATATTAGACATACGTAGCCTAAACTTGTCACGCTTATTGCCCCCGCCGAACTGACGTGTTACAGCATCCATTACATCTGAACCAATCTGTTTAATTGTTTCTTCCGACATTGTTGATTTACCAGATGTAGCATCTTCAAGATACTGATTAATTGCCAGTTCAGCAGGATGGTTCATTAGACAAAATCCTCTGCGTCAATGTCTACGAACTCTTCCACAGTATCTGTGTCAACCTCTTCATTCTTGTGCATGTTCTCATCCCACGAACTGAGAATGTACGTATTGTAATTCTGAATCCATGCCATGAAATTAGCAAAGTTCTCCTGTGCTTCATTGTCCATGTCCAAAGTGTTGTTCAAGTCCAGTGAAGTGTTAGGCACATAGAAGCTGCTACCATTAGGTAATGGCACTTCTGTTGTGGTGAGTGACACGTAGTGCTGTGGTGGCAAGCGCCGCATCTTTGACAGTTTGTTGAATACTTCACCCACTGTTTTAAATGCGTCACGGTTGTCAATCTCCCAGATGAATGGTGTAGACTCCACATCTACAGAATTACCTTGATCATCTGTAGGATTGACTAGCTCAACGACACCAAACAATGCACGAACACGCTTGATTGATTTGATCAAGTCCTTCATGCTGTCTGGCAGTGCAGCCCAATCTTTGATAAACCCAGCAGGTTTACCGCAGTTGAAGCCACCTTCGTTGTCTTTCATGTCATGGTTAAGGTCATTAGCCATAACAGTTTTCACATAACGATTTGGTCTTGAGTCATTACCCATGACAAACTTCTTGTGCATGAAGCGTTGTAGGTAAGGACGAATAGACACACTTTCAGCATAGTACGTAGGCCCATCAGGAATCTCTAGCTTGTATGTGCCACCACTTACAACCTCTACGTTCTTCATCTTACCACCAATCTCTTGCTGACCCATAATTGGTGAGTGATGAATACGTAAACGTGCAAGTGTGCTTGCTTTAGATGACTGCTGTGTAGTGTCTGCGTTCATGCCCATTACTTGGGCCATTGCTGAGAAATTGTTTGTGTCGATTGTTGATACTTGATTCATATTAAGTCTCCTTTTCATTGTTACGAATGGTGGTTATATCATATTACATCTTTTACGTCAAGCCAATTCGGACCAATTTTTGCCTCTAATAATAGAGGTACATTAAAATCTATGTTCCATTTACGGTTGACGATTGATATTAGTTTATCATTAGCTGCGCTAATAACCTTTAGTACTCTGTCCTTTTCATCTGGGTGTACATCAATCACAACTGAGTCATGTACACTGTTTACTACACAACTGTGTAGCCTGTTTGCTGTTAGTAACCTATCAATGTATATCAAAGATATGGGTACAATGTCAGCGGTTGCAAACGATTGTACTGGATAATTTTTTATCTGTGTGAAAAATGTCACACCGCCAAAGCGTCTACGTACAACGTCAGGAAAAGCAAACTCACGTCCAGAAGGTGTAGTGATCTTGCCTGTGTTTAATGCTTCTTTGGCTAGTGCCTCATGCCATTTGGCAATACCAGAATACTTTGTCGTAAACTGCTGATAGTATGTCGCTTCTGCCTGTGACCTGCCAAAACCACTGGCACCATACAAAGGTGCAAACGTATGTGCCTTAGCCTCTTGCCGTGACATAGGCTGACCTGCATCGCTGATAACTTGTGCAGTGTAAGCATGTACGTCAAAGCCTGTGGACACTTCCTCAATGGCAGTCTTATCTTGTGCAAGGAATGCAGCTACCCTAAATTCTAGCTGGGCCATGTCAGCTTCCATGATCTGACCGCCTTCCCACCGTGATGTAAACACACGTTTAACAGGGAATGTACCACCGCGTGGCATGTTCTGCATGTTGGGATC